CCAGGTATGAGTGCAAATCCAACAATCACAGGAAACCTGCTAATTCACACGTTCCATTGTAGATTGAAGTCCCATTCCTGGAAGCGATTTTGGGATTATGATACCTTCGTGGTGTAGTCCAGGGAAATCCACCCTGCACCAGATTTCAGTTTACCCCACTTCGTTGCTCCCTGCCCAGTGCTTTCCTGCACGATGGTATAAACTCCACCGTCACGGATAGCACCTGCCAGTGCGTAGTTCGTACCTGCACCCTTACGGATATTCAGAACCGAAGCTGTAACCTTCACTCTATACGGAGAGAATGCAGGCTTGCTCTCCGCAGGGTACACAGCATTACCCGAACCATCAAACACCTTGTAGCCGGGATTATTGTCTGCACAGGCTTTCGCATTCGCCAGGGAAGAGAATGCACCCTTCTGGGAAGCACTATCAGCCCAGGTCTTGCGGACACGGTAAAGCATGGTGGTTACGGGCTTCTCTTCGGCAGTATTACCACCAAGACAGGCAGTAACCTTTGCCGCCAGGTCACCCATACGGGAATAGAGCCAATCACCAGGGCAAGACTTATTTGCAAACCATCTATGTACCGTCAGAACCATTTCATCAGACTTCGGACTGTACGCCAGAGTCTTGTTCTTGTCACCGAACCAGAGCAGCTTCTTTTTGCCGTTGCGCTTGCAAATGTCCACGCAGAGATTGATGAGGGAAGCGTACACAGCGTCCGTCATAGCGTAAGGATGAGTCTTGTCGGACGCACATTCGATGGTCACGGCACGATGGTCATTCGCAGGACTGGAAGAACACCAGGAGCGGTCTTTCTCTTCTACACAGAGAGAGATTCTGCCGTCATAACCGATACCGTAGTTACAACTTGCCTGCCGGGAAGGACTGGTGAAGCAACCGCAGATACTTTCCGCAGAAAGCTGACCAACTACACAATGCGGGGTAATACGGTCAATCGCATGATTGCGGGGACTGTTTTTGTTAGGTGAGATTTTGGTGTAGGACACCAGAGAACTGTTACTCATTTTCATTTCCTCCTTGTCATATCGGGTAAGGTCATACTTCTCAATGACAGCCATAAGGTTGTCCACATATTTCAGAGAGGTTGCATACCCGTCAGCTTTGATATTCTCAAGGTACTGTCTGGGGTCAGTCACGCCTTTCAGATTGGAGTAGGTTGAGATATTCGTAAAATCGAAATACCCGATAACACCATCTTCCATGCTTCCAAACTTGCACCATTCCATAGCGGAACTGGTGTAGGTTCCGTCTGGGTTCTGCTCACTGCCTACTTTGTGGTAAACACCCACGCAGGTCTTGCAGCGTCCGTTGCGATACTTCAAGCCAAAGTAGTTATGAGCGTTGACTGCCAGTTCAGACGTACCTTTGTTACTCTCAAGAATTGCCTGGGCGATAATCGGGCTGAACACGCATACATTGTAAGTAGCAGCATATTTCTTAATGTACCCGGCAATACTGTCAATAAACTCCTGGGTAGTCATAGGTCATCACTCCTTTATAGGAGAGAGGGCGAACCCTCTCTCCCGCCTTAGTTTGCGCCGTTGTCAGTATCAGACTTCTTCTTGAGTACTTCAATCGCAGCAGTAATAGCAGGGGGAATATTGATACCCATGAGTCCTGCGTTCTCCACGATGGAGATAGTTTCGTTTGCCACGAATGCAATAACCACAGCGTCACGAATAAAATTAGTACCAGTAATTAAATCCAGGCGGCAGGCAACCAGAACCACCAGAAGGGAAACACCCTTACGGCACAGCCCCCTCCAACCTGCACGGCTTTCAAGCGCACCATTTTCAGTCTTGCCGCTGTTATGGAACACACCTGCGACAATTAGACCTGTAACATAGTCAATCGCCATGAAGATGACCAGAGTTGCCAGAGCAGCGTCCCAACCGCCAAACAGGGAAGCAATAAAGCTACCTGCAACTCCGATTGCTGTACAAATCCATTCTTTCATAATCTTAGCCCTCCTTGCTGTAATCCTCCCCGGTGATTTCCTTATACTCTTCCGGGGTAATCCACTTGCCTACTGCGTTCCACACCATCTTTTCAGACCAAATGCCCATCTTGTAGAACTTCTTGACCTTCTCAAAATTCTTGCTATGTGCCATGATTTACACCTCCATATCCACGCCAGTCATCATTGCCATGTACTCAAGTTTGCCCATGAGTTCGGCATAACGCATTTCCTGCTCAGTCTTTTCACGGAAGCAGAGATACCAACCGTCAGCATACTGAACCTGCTGAATCAGTTCAGCATTGTGCATGACCATCTGAGTGCCACCGTCCACAATCGTAAGAGTGGACAGATTGTCCTCAAATACGGACACATCAACCTCAGTCTGACTGACATAGTTGTTACCATTCTGCTTGAAGCCCTTGAGTTCCGTGCCGTCAGCTAAAATCAGTTTTACCATAGTAGTGTTCCTCCTTTAATTTCTTGCAAAGGTCTAACATATTTGACCTCTGTAGCTTGCTCATGTAGTGGCAGTGACCATTGAACCATGACCTAAACCAGTCATCGAAATCCTTCTCTGAGAGAATGGGTACCAGTTTCTTAGCCTTTCTTCTCATACCTGTAAGCCGCTTCGGATGAATCTTGTGAATCACCCGCCCGGTATCGGTAAGCGAATACTGAATCTGTAGAAACCTCCACATTTCAGACAGTTTGCATATTCTGGTTTTCCGAATGTTCACGGTAATACCCAGGTCTTGTGCGATTTCCACAATCTCTGTAAGCAGCCCTTTCAGAAACTCCTTATCTTTGTGAATCACATAACTGTCATCCATGTATCTGCCATAAAATTTCACGCCTTTTACAATCTTTATGTAGTTGTCAATCGGTATGGGATAAGCAATCCCTGCGTCCTGTGCCACCTGGTCACCTATGTTCAAGTGTTTTCGCAAGAACTTCTTCCCGGTCAGCAGGCTCTTATCAACCTTTTCGTGTTCCAGTGAGTTGAATACATCGTCCATAGCGGATTCATATTCTTCATCACTCATGTAGGACACATCCACCTTCTCATTGTCTACAATCTTTTCCAGGAACCAGAGTGCTGTATCGTCATCAACGTACTTTTCAAACAACTCCATGAGTTTGTCATGTCGAATGTTGTCATAGTACTTTGAGAAATCCATCAGCAAGATATAACCATTGTTGCTCTGATTCTCCCGGAAGAACCTGTGCAGGTGCGCTTCCAACCTGCGGCGGGTAAAGTCAATTCCTTTACCTTTCTGGCTTGCGCCATTATCGTAGATGAGGTGGTCTTTAATTGCGGGAGTCAAGACTTCATCACATAAAGAATGTTTGGCAATTCTATCCCGTATCTGTTCGCCCGTAATAAAGCGGGTCTTACCCCGTTCATTAAGAGGGAAACTGCTACAGGGTTGAAATTCGTAGGTATGTTCTTTCAACTCTCTTTGCATTTTGGACAAGTCCAGAAGGTATGCCATTTCATACCGCTGAACCTGCGGTTTCCAATCACTCCCACTCTTTGCTCTAAGATAAGCGTCATACAACGCATTGCCGTCATATATTTCACGTTGACAACTACAATTCTCGTAAGAAGTAGTATCGTGTTTGGTATTTACCATCATAGGAAGGACAACCTCTCCTTTCTCTTACTCCGAAACGCTCAAGTGGCTATTTAATCGGAGTATCGAAATCGGGGCGAACGCCATTAGAGTTAGAAGCGTTGTTGTTGTTCGCATTACCGTTGTTGTTGACATTGGAGAAGTTAGTAGCGGAAGCAGAGATTGCCCCTTTGAACTTGTTATCCGATTTACGCCAACCTTTGATAAGGTCTATCTCTCTTTGAATATCCTCACCGAACCTCAAGAAAGAATTAACATCCACTGGGAGAGTTTCTATTGCATACTGTAGTTCTTGCACCAGTCGGTAACATTGACCGATTGCCAGGTCTTGATGAACACGCCGCTCCACCAACTCTTCGTAGTAGGTAGGATAAATGCTGTTCGCAGTATAGACGTGTTCACCGATAGACCTCAGACAATCGACTACAGCTTTCCGCTCATCCTCAATGAACCAGGTGTCAAAGGCTTCCTGCTGTTTGCGGAAATGGTCATAAATCTCTTTCTCAACGTCAGTAAGTTCTTCGTAGCTTCGCTCGCTGAATTTCTTTTCAAGACGTTGTGCCGCCTTTCGTTTGCTGTAGCCAAAGTCACGGAGCAGCAAATCAGTAACCTCTTTCCTAACTTTATTGAGGTGGTGAAACACCTCAAACTGAGAGGGTTTCCGTTTGCTTTTCAATACTGACATTTCATTAGTTCCTTTCTACTGCACCCC